GCCCGCATGGGCGGCGGTGAACTGCACCAAGTCCTGCCAGGTGGCCACCGGTGCAGCAAACGGGTCGCCATAGGTGCCAATGCGCAGGCGTTTGCCGGCGATTACCCTGGCGATGACTTTAGGGTCAGCCTTCACGTATCGGCCGCGCTTATATGCATTAAAAACCGACAAGACTGATTTGGCTACCTGCACATAGCAGGGCACATCGCCGGTGTCCCTGGCCAGCACTGGCCGGTGTATGCACATGCCACAGACCGATACATCATCGCCGGTCTGTAGTGCGGCCACCGGGTTTATATCGGATCGAATGATGAAGGTCTGCACCAGTGCGCCGGTCTTGTCGTTTTTGCTGGCCGCATCGATCTTATTGACGATAACGACAATCGGGGACCCGTCGATCTCGCTGGGTCCCTCATAAGCGATATATCCTAGAATTTTGCTCATGCTGCACCCCACAGGGTCGACAAGATGATCACCAGGTAGATCCCGGCCAAGGTAAGCGCTGCGCCTGCCCAGATCACCCAGGTAGCCGGCTCAGGTTTAACGGGTACAGGGTACAGGTCGATGTATGTCAGATTGTGCTTTGCGTGTTTCATGGTTTTACTTTCAGTTACAGGGTTACAGGTGGCCAGGCTTCGCGCCTGGCCGGTTACATCAGACAATGAATTCAGGGTGACCGATCACGCCTAACTCGATAGCGTGCGCCATCAAGGCTTGAGCGCTCTTATTTGTACGGGCTGAGCGGATCAGGGATGACATCGAACGGGCGGCGTAATCAAGGCCTAAACCTGCAGCAAAATAACGAGTGATCAATTCGACTTCACGGATTTCAGATTTGTTCATGGTGCTTACCTTTTACGTTACATGGCGATGTTGCCATGTGATCAAGTATAACCCACTGGGTCACATTGTCAACAACTATTTTGTAGGTGCTTACCCTTAGTACTCTGGGCTACCCTCTTTATAACTGTATCACAGGTGCGCCGCTTGTGACTTACAGCGGAGTAAGAGTTTCTGGGATTCCAAAATAAAAGACTATTTTCAAAAGTAGTGAATCCTGGCCCTCGCCTGCGCGATGACACATTCGTACCACTCGAGCCATTGAACCCGGTGAGCCTGCGATCCCCTGACCCTGTGGGTCAACCCCTGACCCAGCGGGTTTGCCTGGTGCATCGATACCCAGGACCCGTGATCCTCTGACCCAGCGGGTCACAATGGCACATGACCCTGTGGGTTTGCCTGGTGCACTGGGTGATCTGGTGGCGCTGCGCCTGGTGGTGCCGGTGGTGCCGGTGATGGCCTGCGCCTGGTGCCGGTGATGGCCTGCGCCTGGTGCCGGCCGGTGGTGCCGGTGGCCGTCTGGTGCGCTGCGATGGGGGCCGGGTAGGGCCGGCGACCGACAGGTCCCTGACGGGGAGGACCCGCGAACATTTTTAAAATTTTTTTCAAAAACACTAGTGACCCACCGTACCAACTGCCACTAACTGCCCCACAGCAACACAAATCCCCAAAGCTATGCTAGGATCACAGTACTATGGATACATCAAACATTGATCCCGTAGGCGCAGCTGTCACACCTAGTGACAACCTCGAACTACCAGACTGGCTAGAGCCTGCGCCGCGCACATTGGCCAAATCACCCCCTGAGGTGAAGTCGCTTGTACTTGCGCAGTATGAGCACATCTTCATGCGCGTCATCGACCAGATTGCCCACGGCAGTTCTCTGTCGCAGATCTTGCGCGACGATCAGCGGGAGATCGACTACAACGACTTTTACCGGTGGATCAAAAAGGACCCGACCCGTAAGCAGTTGTTTGACGAGGCCCAGGAGATGCGCACCGAGTTCATGGCCGGTGAGATCATCGACATTGCCGATGCGGATGACACACTCGAAGATGTGAACCGCTCCAAACTCAAAATTGACACTCGTAAGTGGCTGATGGGTGCGCACAACAAAAAGAAGTACGGTGCTACGACCAACATCGAGATGACTGGCGGGATATCAATACTGGGTGCGTTGGCTGCGGCCAATGCCCGGGTGATTGACATGGGCGATGTGACTGACGTGGAGCCAAGATAATGCAGACCTTGAAGTTCTCCCCCGAAGAAGAGCAGCAGCTTATGGGCCAGATGTGGAGCAGGCACCTGGCAGATGACCCTGAGGCGTTCGTGTTCTTTGCGTTTCCCTGGGGCCAGGAGAATACCCCGCTGACTAAGTTCAAAGGACCCAGAGCCTGGCAGCGCAGAGTGCTGCGTCAGATCCGGGACCACATCAAAGCAAACCGGGGGCAGCTGGACATGGACGCCCTGCGTAAGGCGATCAGTTCTGGCCGGGGGATCGGGAAGTCAGCACTGGTGTCTTGGCTGATCCTGTGGATGCTCTCAACCAGGATAGGCAGTAGCGTCATCGTGTCAGCTAACAGCGAGAACCAGCTGCGTACCGTCACTTGGGGCGAGTTGACTAAGTGGGCCACCATGAGTATCAACTCGCACTGGTGGGAGGTATCAGCCACTAAGCTGGTGCCGGCTACGTGGCTGACTGACCTTGTCGAGCGTGACCTCAAGAAGGGTACGCGCTACTGGGCAGCCGAGGGTAAGCTGTGGTCTGAGGAGAACCCGGATAGCTATGCGGGGGTGCATAACCACGATGGGATGATGGTGATCTTTGATGAAGCGAGCGGCATTCCAGATGCGATCTGGAGCGTGGCGGCGGGGTTCTTTACCGAGAAGATCCTGGACAGGTACTGGTTTGCGTTTAGTAACCCACGGCGTAACACCGGGTACTTCTACGAGGCCATCGAGGGTAACAAGCGGGACTTCTGGTCAAGCGACATCATTGATGCGCGGACCGTGGAGGGGACAGACAAGGGGATCTACGACCAGATCATTGCCGAGTACGGCGAGGACTCCATACAGGCCAGGGTCGAGGTCTACGGTGAGTTCCCCGCTGCTGGCGAGGACCAGTTCATCTCGCCCGGAGTGGTGGAGGATGCGTTCAAACGGCCTAAGTACAAGGACGTTACCGCACCGGTGGTGATCGGGGTTGACCCAGCCCGGGGCGGCATGGACAGCACAGTGATCTTGGTGCGCCAAGGGCGTGACATCGTGGCCATCAAGCGGCTCAAGGGTGAGGACACCATGAGCGTAGTGGGGCACGTGATTGACGCCATCGAGGAGTTTAAGCCAGCGCTGACTGTGATTGACGAGGGTGGCCTGGGTTACGGGATACTTGACAGATTGACCGAGCAGCGTTACAAAGTGCGCGGGGTTAACTTCGGATGGAAATCAAAAAACCCGGCGATGTGGCAAAACAAACGCAGCGAAATGTGGGGTGCGATGCGCGACTGGCTTAAAACAGCTAGTATCCCGCAGGACCGGCAGCTCAAGAACGACTTGGTCGGCCCGATGCGTAAGTTTAACTCGTCTGGGTCCATTTTGCTGGAGAGCAAAAAGGAGATGAAGTCTCGGGGTTTGGCCTCGCCAGATGCTGCCGATGCACTGGCCGTAACATTTGCGTTCCCCGTGGCCCACCGTGGGGAATATAATTCTAGAACCGAGCGGCGCACGATCTCTGATCGCGGCGCACTTTCAACCAGTTGGATGGGGAGTTAATTATGGCTACCAAACCCGGCTTGTATGCCAATATTCACGCAAAACAGGAACGTATCAAAGCGGGTTCTGGCGAGAAGATGAACAAAGTGGGCAGCAAAGCCGCACCAACGGCTAAAGATTTCAAAGATTCTGCCAAAACAGCCAAGAAGGGTAAATAATGCCACTCGTTAAATCTAAATCACCCGATGCGTTTCGCAAGAACGTAGCCGCCGAAGTTAAAGCTGGCAAACCAGTAAAACAGGCTGTGGCAATTGCGTATTCCGTCAAACGTGCAGCACCAGCAAAGAAAAAATGACCCCAAAAGCCCTGCAAAACTGCATAATCATGGATCGTGATGTTGAGACTCACGCATTGTTTGTGCTGCCCCCTGGTGAAAAACTTCCAACGGGTGTGATAGTATCCGCTGGACCTGACTGCAAAGAACTCAAAGTCGGTGACCGGGTATACTTCGATGTAGGGCAAGAATTCACGCACATGGGCAAAGAGTATGTCCTGATGCGCGAACCTCACGTTTTAGGGGTCTTTAATGGCTGATCCAACCGGAATGGCCGCTGTAGCTAACGTAGCTGCTGGCGGCAAACCACTGAAAAGCGACTCAGACATTCTGACCGTCGCTCGCAGCCGTCTTGACATGGCCATTTCCTCGCTTTCCGAAAGCCGTGAGGACGAGATTGACGACCTGCGGTTCTATGCCGGTTCCCCAGACAACTGCTGGCAGTGGCCAGCGGACATTTTGGCCACCCGTGGCGCGGTCCAAGGCCAAGCGATCAACGCCCGGCCCACACTGACCATCAACAAGCTGCCCCAGCACGTTCGCCAAGTCACTAACGACATGCGGCAAAACCGCCCAGGCGCTAAAGTCATCCCCGTGGATGACAACGCTGACGTTGAAGTGGCGCAAATTTTCAACGGCATGATTCGGCACATTGAGTACATCTCTGATGCTGATGTGGCCTACGACACCGCCTGCGAGAACCAAGTCTCCTACGGCGAGGGGTACATCACCCTGATGACCGAGTATTGCGACGACAACACGTTTGACCAGGACATCAAGATCGGCCGTGTGCGCAACTCGTTCAGCGTCTACATGGACCCGATGATCCAAGACCCCACTGGCGCAGACGCTAAGTGGTGTTTTATCACCGAGGATTACACCAAAGCCGAATACGAGCGCATGTATCCTGATGCGTCGCCCGTTTCTACGTTGCAGTCGCTGGGTGTGGGTGATCAGTCGATCAGCAACTGGCTGAACGAAGACACTGTGCGTATCGCCAGCTACTACTACGTTGACTACGACAAGACCACGCTCAATTTGTACCCTGGCAACCAGTCTGCGTTTGTAAATACGCCCGAAGACAAGATGCTCAAGGAGATGTTTGGCAAGCCGGTCAAGTCTCGCGTGTCTGAGCGCCCACGGGTCAAGTACTGCAAGATCAACGGCTACGAAATTCTTGAAGAAAAAGAGTGGGCTGGCAAGTGGATTCCCGTTATTCGCGTTGTTGGCAACGAATTTGAGGTTGACGGCCGTTTGTATGTCAGTGGACTCGTCAGAAATGCTAAAGATGCCCAGCGGATGTACAACTACTGGGTGTCCCAAGAGGCTGAGATGCTGGCTTTGGCTCCAAAAGCGCCATTTATCGGCTATGGCGGGCAGTTTGAAGGTTACGAAGACAAGTGGAAGACTGCTAACACTCAGAATTGGCCCTATTTGGAGGTCAATCCAGACGTTACAGACGGCCAAGGCGCTGTCCTGCCACTACCCATGCGTGCGCAGCCTCCAATGGCCTCTAGCGGCCTTTTGCAAGCCAAGGCGGGTGCTTCTGAAGACATCAAGTCCACCACTGGGCAATACAACGCCAGTTTGGGCATGGGTTCCAATGAAAGAAGCGGTAAAGCCATCTTGGCACGCCAGCGCGAAGGCGATGTAGGCACCTATCACTATGGTGACAACCTCACCCGCGCCGTGCGCCACGTGGCCCGTCAGTTGGTGGACTTGATCCCTAAGATTTACGACACGCAGCGCATTGCCCGGATCATTGGTGAAGACGGCGAAACCAAGATGGTCAAGATTAACCCCGAGCAGGCTGAGCCAGTCAACAAGATTGTTGACCAAAACGGCATCGTGGTCGAGAAAATTTACAATCCAGGCGTCGGCAAGTACGACGTAGTGGCGACCACCGGCCCAGGCTACGCGACTAAGCGTCAAGAGGCACTCGAAGCAATGGCACAACTGTTGCAGGGTAACCCTCAACTGTGGACTGTGGCCGGTGACCTGTTTGTCAAAAACATGGACTGGCCTGGCGCTCAAGAGATGGCCAAGCGGTTCCAAAAGACCATTGATCCTAAGTTCTTGTCCGATGCGGACGAAAACCCAGCGTTGCAGGCTGCACAGCAGCAAATGCAGGCAATGGGTCAAGAGTTGCAGCAAATGTCTCAGATGCTTCAGGAAGTCGGCAAGACGGTTGAAGTGCAGGACATGCACCGCAAGGACTTTGAAGCGCAGGTCAAGGCATACGAGGCCGAGACAAAGCGTTTGGCTCAAGTGCAAGCGTCTATGTCGCCCGAGCAAATTCAAGACATTGTTATGGGCACGGTCCACGGCATGATCACCTCGGGCGATCTGGTGGGTGAGATGCCTGGTCGTGATGTTGACATGGGCGCTGAAATGCCGATGGAGTCAATGGAACAACAACCGCAAATGCCTATGGGGATGCCGCAATGAAAGCAAACGAATTTGTAGGGCTGCTGTTTTTAGCCCGTGATGTGGCGCACAGTGTTCACCTGAACACGCGC